GTGAGAATGGCAAGTTTCCCTCAGCTATTTGGTACGGTCCATACAATATTAAAAACATTGTGAACTGGTGTAGTAATGACTATCTAGGCATGGGTCAGCACAAAGTTGTGTTGGATGCCATGCACACAGCATTGGATCATACTGGTTCAGGATCGGGCGGCACACGCAACATTGGTGGTACCAGTCACTATCATGTGGCGTTGGAACACGAGCTTGCAACCTTACACAAGAAAGAAAAAGCTGTGCTGTTCAGTTCAGCTTATGTGGCCAACGAATGGACACTGATTGCTCTGGCCAAAATTATTCCCAACATTGAATACATCAGCGACAGCAACAATCACAATTCAATCATAGTAGGCATTAGTCATAGCCGGGCCAACAAAGTTATCTTCAAACACAATGACTTAGAAGATCTAGAACAAAAACTCAAAATCAGTTGGGGACAAGGCAAGACTCCTTGTGTGGTATTTGAAAGTGTTTACAGCATGGATGGCGATGTGGGACATATTAAAGAAATATGCAAGTTGGCTGAAAAATACAAAGCCATTACCTATATTGATGAAGTACATGCAGTTGGTTTGTATGGTAAAGCTGGTGGTGGCAAAGTAGAAGAACTTGGGCTTGAAGACAAGATTGACATAGTCAACGGAACCTTGGGAAAGGCCTACGGAGTTCAAGGAGGCTACATTGCTTGTGCTAAGATTGTGGCTGACGCTATTCGAAGTGTTGCCGCTGGCTTTATTTTTACAACATCAATGAGTCCAGTGAGTTGTGCTGGTGCCATGGCCGCTGTCAAGTATTTGAAAGACCACCCCGAAGTGCGTGAGAAGCATCAAGAACGTGCTCGCATGTTAAAACACAGATTAACTGCGGCTGGCATTCCTGTTATGGCCTGTAGCACCAGTCATATTGTGCCAGTGTTTGTGGGCGATGCCAAACGAGCCAAAGCCATGAGCGATGCACTATTGAACGATTACAACATCTATGTGCAAGCCATCAACTATCCCACAGTGGATGTGGGAACGGAGCGGTTACGTTTTGCACCTACTCCGTTTCATGATGATGGTATGATTGAGGACTTGGTTCAAGCACTGACCAAGTTGTTTAATATAAACTGATCAGCTGTGTAACTCCAAACACTAGTGCGGCACGAGCTTGTTGGTCAGCGGCAGCTTCTTCTAGTTTCTCTGTGCTAATCAAATCTTGCAAGATCTCTCGGGCTTCACTGGCACTCAGTTGTCCAGCACCCACAGCTTGGTGTACTTGTAAAGCATACTGGGCACGTTCTGCGGCCCATGTGTTACCACTGTTCATTAATTCAGCTAATGCGCTCATTAGAATCTCCCTTGTACTGATTTAGCAAGAATGTCTGCCTGTTGTTGTATAATCTTCTTCTTAAGGTCACAGTACAATGGACTCACTGGGCCTTTGGCCACACGCTCTTGCAATTCTTTAACAGTGTCCTTGATAGTGCCTGTTAGTTTATTGATGTCACGTGTGGGTTTGGTTTGACTGTAAATATCAAACCACTCTACGTTTCTAGATAGTTGATTAACTTGTGGTGCTAAGTCTGCTTTACAATCAAAGTGTCTCACTTGTTGTTGTATATCTGTAATACTTTTGGCTTGGTTAACATCCCATGAACTGGGAATATATTCCATAATACTTGCACATCCAGTTAGTGCAAAAAATGCACATACTGCAATTAGTTTTTTCATTTTTTCTTTCCCGATTTCATGTTAGCCATCCAATGGGCTAGTTGTCCTTTACGTCCGCCTTGCTTGGCTACCTTGCGTAGTGTACTTACACTTGCTTTGGTAGGAACACCGTGACGCTTTGAATCACCCTTGTCTTGTGGATTCTTACCATCAGCAAAGTTTTCGTTTTTCATACTTTCTCCACCGCCACCATCTCCGCCGCCATCGCTGTTGCCGTAGTCTGAGTAATATCCGTATCCGCCAAACAATCCAGGACCGTAGGCGGCGCGGCGAGTTTGACGTTTTTTCTTACGGCGTTCTTCTAAAGTTTGTGTTTCGTGTACATCACCCAAGAATGTGTCAGCAAATTGTTTACACTTAATGCGTATCGATTTGTCAGCAGTTTCCATTAGATTAAACTGCCTAGTGTCATCGTCTTGTGTAGGATCCATATAACCACAGTAGACTTTCCTCACACTTGAATTGTTTATGATAGATGTACAGCTTGGACCATCTCGTTCGTCCATGGATGCATTGCATGGACTTAATGTTGTTATTACAATACTGCCTTCTGGTATAGGTCCGTACTTGGTTTCGTAATCTTCCATGGCCGCATGTTCAGCATGTATACGTTTGCCATTGTCACCCGGACGATTTAAACGGGCAACGATTTGATTGTCCGGATCTAACACAGCGGCAGCAACCATGCCGTAGTCTTTTTCAGACTGTTGTCCTTTCACAACCATTTCACATAGCTTGGATAATATTTTATCCAGTTTGCTGTAGTTGCTGATTTCAAAATCGCTTGCTCTCATTTAGCCGCCGCCTACCAAATGTCCTGGCTTGGCTGGACCATTTCTCAGCATGCCTTTGCCATTGATCTTGTTTTTCTTACTGCCTGTAAATGTACTGGCTGGTGCTAACTTTTCTTTCATGTTTTTTATATAGGCTTCGCCCAGCATGATTAGTTCTTGCATTTGTTCAACGCTTTCACAATTCCATCTGCGCAGTGCCAATGCTTTGGGAGTAGGCTTGCCATTGGGCTTCTTCATTGGGCCTTTGTTACCACCCATTCTAGCACAAAAACTCTTTCGGCGCTTGGCTGCTTTTGAACCTGCTTTTAGTTTACTGGGCTTGGTAGTGACTGCTGTTTTTAATTTGCTACCTGGATTCTCTCTGCGATAAGCATTAACGGCTTTTTGACTCAGCCCGTCTGTTTTATCTTTCTTATTGACCTTGTTCCAATCTTCTGATATGCCTTCGTTAGGCACACAGTTGCGTACCTGTCCGCCATTCTTGCCTTTCTTTGTGCCTTCAGCATGTTTGCCTGGCCAGCATTTGGTGAAACCATTTGAGTCTTTAGAGCCTTTCTTGATCTCGGTGAGTGAGCCGTGTGTTTGGCACATGCCGCAGGTTTCGCACACCATCTCCATCTCAACACTTTCATTGTGTTTCTTTTTGCCAGCACAATGAGCCCGTTGGCTAAATCCTTTTGGATGGCTACAGTTTATACTGCTCTTGTATTTCTTACTCCATTTCTCAGTTAAAATTTCACTTGCTTTCATGATTTGTTAAATCCTCAATAGTTAACGGTATTCCTGCAAGGCCGCATCCAAATAGTGCTAGGCCGTTATACAGGGCTGTAAGGGTTTCTTGGACGATCGGTGCCATCATCTTCAGGGTATACTGGATAGTCATTAGGGTTCATCAGTTACACCAACTTTGTTTTGCATCGCCATAGTACTCACGAGCAAAACCATTGGCAATCAATTGAGCACGTAAGCTCTGTCCGTTTAGAATGAGATCACCCAATACACGACCGCCAAATTTATCCCAACCATATAGAATGACTTGTCGCTGTTGACTGGCATTAATGAGACCCTTAGTGAAAACTGTAGCGGCTTGACCTCGAGTCTTTTCGCTGTCGCATTGACCTCTAAATCCTTTTTCCGGAGTATCGACGCCATAGACTCGTACCGCAAGCTCGGGCTTAAGGGGTGCAGGTAGAAAGGGTGCGGCGATAACAACTGTATCGCCATCCGTTACTCTTAATATCTTTGCGTCATATGTAACGCCTTGGGGTGTTTTTTGTGCAAACGCCAGTAGTGGTATCAGCAAACATAAAGCCAGAAGCTTTTTCATAGTAATTGTCCTTAATAACAACTACTATTTACCTTAGAAGCTGTTGTTGAACCATCCGATCTTGCGGCCTTCTGCAATGCGGTTTTCATATTCTTCAACTGAACCAGGCCAGCGCCATGCCCACACTGCCACAAACAGCATGAAGATGCCTGTTGACAATATACCAATGGGTTTGACTCCGGTGAACCACATGATGATCAAACTGGAGCTCATCATGGCCAGCATGAAGTATTTCATTTTTGTTGGGAACACCCGTTTGGTATTCCAGTTGGTTAGGAACGGGCCAAACAGTTTGTGATTGTACAACCAGGCATGCATCTTAGGTGATCCTTTGGCAAAGCAATAGGCCGCAAACACCACAAAGATACTGTAGGGTATGCCGGGTGTGACAAGCCCAACATACGCCATGCCCAGACTTAAAAAGCCCAGGACCTTCCACAAGAACTTCTTTACTGTATGAATTGTAGCCATTCTGTAAACCTCACGTTAACGAAGCCTTGCTTCTTACGCTTATTTACAAGTTCGTAGTAGTCTGGCTTGTAAGGTTTGATTCGTGGCTTCCATCCCTTGACTTTGTCGCTCTTTGAAGCATTGCAAGGTGCGCAGGCAGTGGTACAGTTTTCCCATACACTCTTACCGCCTTTTGACACAGGCAACACATGATCCAGTGTAGATTCTTTACGTTCAATCTTTTCAGCGCAATATTGGCATTCACCATTGTCTCGTAGGTACACATTGCTACGACTAAAACGCACAGATACTTTTGGTTTCATGTAGTCGCGTAGAATCATAACGCTGGGCACTTGCGTTTCCCAACGAGCTGAATGCACAATCCAGTTGTCGTGCCACAGCAATACATCGGCCTTGTCCAGAACCATGTATTTGATAGCATCTTCCCATGTTAGGGTGCTTAACGGCATATAGCTAACAGGATTACCGTCAGCATTAAGGAGCAGAACATCTGCCATTTTGATTACCTCTTTCAGTTGCGTTACAGACCCAACCTATGAAGTGTTTATTGTACACTCACTTTGTATTTAAGTCAATGGCTGTTAAGATAACAGATTTTGGGCAAATTCTAAGCCACTTCGATCCAAGGCGTTGCACCACTGATCTTTATTGTCTGATCCAAATACCAAATCCATTGATGATGTGGACAAACACCAACTGGTGTTTTGGCTCCAAGGAGGATTACCTTTGATTTCGCCTAATAATTGGTTTGGACTCCAACCACACATGCCTAGAAACAATCTCCAGTATATGGGATAGTCTCCTTGTGACATCCTGGGCAGTATATCGTCAGCACTGCTCAGACTAAATGTGTCATTCATACGCATGGTGTTTTTACTGGACCATTCATTGCTGTGCAGGAAACTTAAACTTTTAGAGTTGACTGGGCCGCCTAGATACACAAAGCCTGGTATGTTAAGTTCAATGTTAACCTGTTCTCCAAACTCTCGAATACTCATTTCGCTTCGCTTGTTCAACACTAGGCCAACAGTTCCACCAGCATGGTGTTCTGTTACCATTATGACAGATTTGTGCCAGAAGTTGTTTTTTACGGCTGGGGGCGCGATTAATAAATTACCTACTAAATTCATGTAGGTATTTAGTTATGCAAATCGTTGTACAGATTGTTTTACGTCAGCAATGGTGATCTTGTCGTCTTTGTTGCGATCAAGTCCACTGTTCTGTCTATAAACTGCACCCGAAAAGCCCGCCGCTCCACGTTGTCCCAACACATGTTTATCATCGTATCCAACGTACTTTGGCATGAACACTGCCATGTACAAATCACCCAATGTGCCGTTGCCAACGCCAACCATTTTGAAATACCTGTAAACATAATCCAATTGCTGAACGCCATCCATCTTGTACAAATCATCTGTTGTTGTGCCTAATGCAATTGCAGTCTTGGGCATGAACTGAATAAGTCCTGTTGCGCCGCTGGGATTACGTGCTTGTGGATTAATACCAGACTCTTGTTTCATGATAGCAATCAAGTCACTGGACCTAACACCCAATGCAGTTGCCACCTTTTCTAATTTCTTTTTGAAGTCTGGATCTTGAATAGTTGTGGTATCAATCTTTTGTGCATTAACACTGTCTGAGCGAGCAAGCACACTGGTATACTTGGCCGCTATCTCTGGATGTGCGGCAGCGGCTCGTCGAGTATACTTGCCCAGTCTTCCGTCAATACCGTCGCCTTTAGGACCAAACGTTCCCAAGTTTGCACCAGCGGCTTTGAGTTCGCGTTGCATGGCCATAACGTCTTTGTCAACAGCTTCTGTAATTTTAAATTCGGTAAATCTCATCGTTGTCCCTTCCTTGTTCCGTAATCTGGCAAAGGTCCACCATACTTTTTACCTTTGATCTTCTTGCCGCCAACTGTGATGCGAACACTGCTTCCGCCGTGTCCAATCAAGTGACTCTTCTCGCCGTCTCTAGCACGTAGGCCCTGACTCTTACAACTGGCCAATTGACTGGCACCCAACTGGCTGTCAGGCTTGCCGCTTTGACACAAGCCTCTACTGGCTTTGCCTTGTTCTGGTAGGAAATCTGTTGCTCTCATAGTAGTGTATTTATTGATTTAAATACTCAAATACATTTAACCACTTGCGTTTACCCACAGTTTCCTTTAGATGTTTCAAATCAGCACAGGTTTTGCTACGAAAACGTGTTAGTTCTTGCGGCGGAACAGGTTCATACTCTATTTCTACACCCTCTTGTTCTGCTATTTCTTCTGCTATGTCTAGAAAGCTGTGTGCTAGTCCTGCTCCGCAGTTCCAGATTCCTGACCCATTGACTGTTTTAATGAAATCAATGTGTAGGCGACACACATCACCAACCCAGGTCCAATCACGCTTAACATGTTCAGCATTCTCCCACACTGTTAGCTTGCCTTCTTTTCGTGCTTGATCACGCCATTTAACAATGGCATTGGCACGTCGACCTCGCAGGTGCATCCACTTGCCGTACACATTGAAGTAACGGAATCCTTGCACATAAACATTAATGGGCTGTTGAAACACCCAACGATCAAATAAGTATTTGCTCCATGCGTAAGGAGTTTGTGGATGTAGTGTTGCTGTTTCGCTAAAGTCTTTGCTGTCGCCATAAACACTGCTTGAGCTGGCATATTGTAGATTTACACCATGATGATTGCACTCGTTGAACAACCACTGGCTGAACTCTAAATTCTGTCGCATGATTGCTTCTACATCTGTGCAAGTCATGTCAGCTATTGCTCCTAGATGTATAACCCAGTTGTAAGCGGCAACATCTGGGAACTCTTTAGGATCCCATTCCCATCCGTCAATATGCCAGCCTTCCTCTTGATTGAGATAGGCCAGCATGTTACGACCAATAAATCCTTCATGTCCTGTTACTAGTATTCGCATGAAGATATTTACTTCTAAATTAAATTAGATACCAAGTATCCGGAACAGTGTTGTATTTCAAACGTTTTCGAATGTTAGGATGATCGATGTCACTTAAATGATCTATCATATCATTGTACTCTAATCCGTTTAAATTCATGTCTTGAATAAATTGATTAAAGTTCTTTTTATTTTGCAATACCCATGTCCATTTATCTTTGGGAAAATTTTGCAATGTAATGTTACCTTTGGCACTGTCTTGACTAATATACTTGTGATATTCTTTATTCACTGGCATGATGCACATGAATTCGATTAAGTTTATTTTGTCTGAAACATAATCTGCATCTAAGTATGTTCCTCGGAATACTGCACTGGGTGTGCCGCATTTATCTTTACTGATGCCTGCATGACTAGCAACATAAGCTTCTTGTCTAATATGATTAAACTCTAGAGTAAATCTAGTTTTAGGCAACCCTGTTACTATATCGGGTACGTCTGTTCTAAAACCTGGCAAGCCGGTTATTGCACAAGTTAGCTCCTTATCTCGACTGCCCATCCACATATGGCGCAAAATAGGCAAGTTATAATTTTTAATTTTAGCCTTTCGATCTTCTCCGTAGGCGCCAGGTTTGCTTGATTCAAAAATATGTAACATAGTTACTTTCGTTTGTGTGATGATTTAATTGTACTGCCAAGCAGTCAATGTGTCAACTACAAAAATTGACCCGGATTGCTTTGTTCCAGCTCGTCTAGTTTTTCCCAAACAAATTTGAGTAAGCCTTTGCCCACTTCAGTGTCGTGACTCATCAACAATGTCACACGGCTCAACAGTATCCCTGAAATGCCAGCGGCGGAAAAGTCTTCTTGATATTTGGCAATGACTGTGTCAATATCGTGGGTAAAACTTACTATCTTATCATCATCCATTCAGCATCCTTATCAGTCCAACGGTGTCGATGGTGGTGAGCAAGATGTAATTAGCGAGCATACCAAAGGAACGCCGACTATAAGCGCACCAAGCGTATATAGCACAAC